CACTAAATAATCACTTCTCATCCCTTCTCATCCCTATCTATTAGGAAAAACCTCTATGAGTTTATTATATACATTGGGCCGATCTATCGGCGATTTCAGGCGGGGCATTACAGATGCGTTTCACCTTGCCGGGAACCATCCTTCGCTCAGGGACGAGTCTGCATGGGTACACTCAACGACATGGGGCGAGGCTCTTGGTAAAGGCCATAAACCGCGGACAAAACAGGAGTATATCGCCAATTATCTGGGCTGGGTTTATGCCTGCGTCAAATTGAATGCGAATGGCGTGGCTTCTATTCCACTGAGGCTTTATGTGGCGAAACAGAAGCGCGGAAAGGCGTTCGAAACCGTAACGACACGGGCCATAAGCCGAAGACGCTACAAGTGGCTTTCCTCCAATGCGGCCCTTGACCGATTTCTCTCAAAGGCTGATGAGGTGGATGAAGTGACAGAGCATGCCTTTCTCGACCTCATGACGAATGTCAACCGCTACCACAACAGCCGCGATCTCAAATACATGACGAGCATGTTCGGTGATTTGACGGGCGAGTCGTACTGGTATCTGATAAGGGACGATGAAGGACGCCCCCGCCAGATATTCGTAATGCCGTCTCAATTTGTGAATCCCATATACGGCAAGAGCCTGGATAAGGCTATTGCGGGGTATCTCTATAAGCAGGGCAATACGGAGATTGTGCTAAAAGAGGATGAGGTGTTGATGATTGCAGACCCTAGTCCTCATAATATTTTTGCCGGATTTTCCTGCGTTCAGGGCACCAGTGATGCGGTCTATATTCAGAGTCAGATGAATGCTTTTGAGGAGGCACTCTTCGAAAACAGGGCGAGGCCCGGCGGTATGCTGGAGACGACAGAGCCGATAGACCAGGCGAGCAGGCGGCGCATGGAAGAGACGTTTAAGCAAAAGTTCAAGGGATCCCAGAAGGCGGGCAAGACACTCGCCCTCCCTCGCGGCATGAAATTTACCCGCGACTCTATGACGCCCGAGGAATTGAGCTATATCGAGGGGCGAAAGCTCAACAGGGAGGAGATATGCGCCGGGCTGGACGTACCTCATGCTTTATTCAATCCTAACAGCAACAGGGCAAACTCTGAGAATGCTGAAATCATCCATGCTAAATACGGCATCCTTCCGCGGTGCCGCCGGATAGAGCAGAAGATAAATGAGAGGCTCCTCCCTATGTATGGGAATGAGGAGAACATGCTTTTCTGCGTTTTTGACGACCCGGTACCGGAAAACCGGGAGCTATTACTCGAGGAGCGGAGCAAGCATGTCTCTATCGGTATCATCACCCGTGACGAGGCGAGAGCGCAGATAGGCGAGGATCCGAGGGGCGGAAATGCCGATGAGCTTCTTGTCGATAACCGTCTCATCCCGATTGATGAGGCTGAGAAGCAGGAGCCGCCGTCATTCGCACCCGGAGGTGGCGGGGGGAATGAGGACGAGGATGAGGATGAAGAGGCCGAGCGCATGGCCTTGAGGGCGAAAGATAAGCTGAGAGACCTTCTAGATGCGCACTCATCGTAATCCCATGAAGACCTATTGCAAGCATTGCTATCCCATAAAAGGCATATACGGCATATTTCATCCGCTGGGCGAGAAGGTCTTATGCCCTAACTGCGGACGTATCGTCCCGAGAGGCTTACTCATGGTTGAGGTGAGGATACACAGATAATGCCGATAAAGTTTCATGGCGAACCGCTTCACTATCAGGACTTCCCGAATGAGGGCGTAATTGAGATAGAGGGCATCCGCTATGATCATGACTTTTTCAGGAAGCTGGGCTGGGAGATGCGCCTCAATAAGCCGTTCGTAATAGTTAAGCGGGATAATGGCGTCATCAGCGTGGAGAGGGTGAAAAGTGATTGATTCTGATAAGCTCGCCGAGCAGATTGCCAAAGACTATCTCTCTGATCAGTGCATCAGAGGGCTGGCGTCTGAAATTAGTGCGGCCGTGTTGGATGAGCTTGAGGGTGAGGAAGTGAAGCGGGAGAAGTATTTTGCCGCCTACTACAAGAAGCTTGAAACGCATGAGGTAAAATTCGCCGATATGGTGCGGCGGCATTGGATGCGGCAGGAGAGAATCATAATCGCCAACCTTAGAAAGCTTAAAAAGGCGCATATGCAGAAAGACGCCATTGATAACGTCCTGCCTCCGAAAAAGGAGCAGGAGAAAAAGCTTGCCGAGGAAATGAAAGCCCTGCTTATCGCCATCATCTCTGAACTGGGACAGGAGGCTTTGGACGAGATGGAGCTTGCCATAGCTTTCGATGTAACAATCCCCGAGGTGCGGAAATGGGTAGATGGATATGCGTTCCAATTTGCTGAGAAGATCGAGGCTGACAGCATTGACAAGTTGAGACGGGTGATAGGCGATGCGATGGAGGAAGGCAAGACTATTCCCGAGATCATAAAAGATTTACGGGGACAATTCGATGACTGGTCAAAGTACCGGGCTGAGATGGTGGCAAGGACCGAAGCGAACAGGGCGAGTACAAGGGCGAACCTTGAGGCGTGGCGGCAGTCGGGGGTTGTAAAAAAGAAGCGATGGTATGCGAATCCTGATGCATGCCCGTTCTGCAAGCCGCTTGACGGCAAGATTATTACGCTTGAGGAAACATTTTTCGAAAAGGGCGATACACACACGGCAACTGTCGATGGCAAGAAAAGGACGATGAAATTGAACTATGAGAGCGTAAAGGGGCCGCCCTTACATCCGTTCTGCCGCTGTTCGCTATTGCCGCTTACGAAGTGAATGATATTCCATCAGAGCCGAGGTCGAAGCAGTCGAGACGCCGTCCTGTCACGGCGGAGAAAGCGGGTGCAAGTCCCGTCGGTTCTGCTGGGGTTTCAATTCGGCAAGTTGGCTACTAACCCATTTGGACGACTCCAGGGGTTTTAATGAAGAAGGGGGCAATGGTGCTCGCCGGGCCGCACAGTGAGCGACCCGGGTAGCATGCCGAACACCATCGCCCCTCGATTTGTTATTCGCACTAATTTTAATCCACTCCCTGTGCACAGGAGAATTTAATGAAACAATTTACAACAGAGCGATATAAGCTTGTTGACATAGATTTGAGTCTTGCGAGGTCACTCGCTCAAAAGCTACACCGCAAAAAAGAAGATATCGAGTTTGTCAGGAAGTTTTACGCCTCTGATAAGACCGATAAATCCGATAAAGAGAAACGCACTGTCGTCTCTTATATCAGCACGAATACCGTTGACCGGGACCAGGAAGTCCTGCTTCCCGACGGTTTGCGCAAAGATCATTATGATGCCAGTGGCGGCCCTGTGTTCTGGGGCCACTCATACGGCGATCCTCAGAATGTTGTCGGGCAGAACCTGTGGATTAAGCCCGATAAAGACGGCAAGGGTCTCATAGCGAAGACCGCATTTCGCGATACTCAATTCGCCGACGATGTCTACCGCCTTTTTACAGAGGATATTGCAGGTAAAGGCCCGGTTTTAAAGGGCTGGTCAGTCGGATTCATCCCGCTCGATTGGGAGGACGGTAACGGGCAGAAAGGAAGCCCGAGGCGGACGTATAAGGAATGGGAACTGCTCGAATACAGCGCCGTTCCTATCCCCAGCAACCGCGAGAGTCTCACGCTGATGTATGAAAAAGGGCTGCTCACGTCGAAGCAGTTGCAAAAGGATTTCGAGATTGAGACGGATAAAGCCGAGACATATGAGTGCGAATGCATCGAATGCGGGCACAAGGCCACCTTCGACGAGCACTGCAAGGATGTGAAATGTCCCGAGTGCGGCGGTGAGATGAGACGCGCGGAGCGTCCGGGACCGGGACGCAATATTGATATTGAGGTAGAGAAGGCCGGGACGGACGATGAGATTGAGATCGTCCATAAGCCTGAGACGACAGACGATTATCACCGCATCCCTGTCTCTGAGGGGCATGAAAAGCATAAGATTCGCACCATGACGGTGGCGGCCAAAGAGGGGATCAAAGGATTATATTGCGTAGACTGCAAGAAGATAATCACCTACCTGTTTGACAAAGATAAATGGACGATGGAAGAGGCAAGGACATGGGTAGACGAGCATAAGGATGTTATACCAGAAGAAATGAAGCTCATTGGCGATCTGACTGATGAGGTGATAGATGAGGATCTGAAGATTGACAGCCATGCAGACCACGAGGAATTCAAATCCCTGGTAAAGGAAATTCGCGAAGAGATTGCAGACCTCAAAGAAGGCCGCGTCCTGTCATCCAAAAATCGCACGCTTGTGAAGGAAACGATAGACGCGCTGACAGACCTTAAATCACGCCTCGAGGAGCTATACCATGCCACAGAGCCGTCACAGCAGGACGATGAGAAACATATTGACATTGACGTTGAACCGAGCGGCACAGAGATTGAGATAGAGACTCCGTCTGATATGCACGCCGTAATCGATGAAATAATAAAGGAAGCTCTCTCCGGTGAGAGCCTCCGTAAAACCATACGCAAAACCATTGACGTGGAGCGCAAAAAGCTTCTGGGAATAGTGGAATAAAAGATGCCCAGGGGGAGGATATGAAACTCAATCTTGGCAGCGGTCAAAATCCTAAACAGGGCTATGTCAATGTCGATAAATACGGCACGCCTGACGTGCTCCATGACCTCGAGACCTTCCCCTGGCCATGGAATGATAATAGCATCGGCGAGGTCCGCTTAAGCCATGTCCTTGAGCATCTCGGCGAGTCCGCAGGCGTTTACCTGCGGATATGGCAGGAGATATACCGCGTATGCTGGCCGGATGCCAAGGTTGAGATATATGTGCCGCATCCCCGGCATGATGATTTCATCGATGATCCGACTCACGTGCGGGCTATAACGCCTAACAGCTTATGGCTTTTCTCAAAACGGCTGTGCCGGTTGTTTGACGAGGAGCATGCCGCTAATAGCCCGCTTGCCCTGTACCTTGATGTGGACTTCGAGATCGTTAGGACGCGTCAGGCGTTGGATTCACCGTGGCGGGAGCAATTTGAGGCGGGCAAGATAAGCACTGACGAGCTTAATGAGGCGGTAAAGCGATATAACAATGTTATCAAGGAAACAGAAATCATTTTAAAAGTGGTAAAACCATGTCTGACATAACCTGTCCCGCCTGTGGCAAGGCGGCGCGTCTCAAAGACAGGCCTGCTGAAGCGAGTATCCGGTTCGAATGCCCCTTTTGCCACACCTGGTTTAGCATCACATTCGATAACGGAGTTGACGGGGCGAGGCGGGCGTATGAATTAGCGAAGGATACCGATGACCAGGAATTATTGATTTAGGGAGGTAGCGAATGACTAAAAAAGATTTTTCATCCATAGAATCCCTTGACAATTGGGTAAAATGGCAGTTTTTCAGAGGCGAGCTAAAGTGGTCCTCACAAGAGACCGCCTATGAGATGGACGTGAATGAGCGACGGCTGCTCGAATGGGTCGATCACCGCAAGGCGGCGATGCAGAAGGTCGCTAAATCGCAGATAAAGAAGGTGGAGAAGCTAAAAGAATCCTTACGGCAGAAATATGTCACAAAAGACGAGGCGAAGCGTGAGGTCGAATTCGATATCAAAAAAGCCGTGAAATACCTTGATGACGGGTTAAGTATTAAAGAGATAGCGGATAAATTCAACATCAAATATGCCGACTTTATTCTGGCGTGGAACAAAAAAATTCAGCTTTTAAACAACGAATGGCGGCGTCAGAACCGCTGAATGATTCTCTCTGCTCTGCTCTCGCAGCAGGGCGAAGACAATCACGCCTGTGAACGACAGACAGGTGCGCTCTCTGTAACGGAGAATATTAGGCTGCCGCCCTGAGCGGTGGAGATTGCGGTAGATCAATCAGCCGATCTCAGAAGGCAGTTGGAGATATAAACCTGCCCGAATCCGGGTAAAGCAGAAAACTCCCCTTAGTGTCGGAATCTACACACAGGTGAAACTATATATTTTTTAATGAAAGTAACAGACAACGAATTTACGAATCTGGTCAAGGAGAAAATTGGCGAAGAGGCAAAAGAAACAGTTGCGCAGATCCTCAAAGAGCAGGTATCCGAGTACGTAAAAGACGAACTGAAAGAGCACCTTAACGAGGCTGTTGATAAAGCTAAAGAGGCTATGCCCACCCCTTCTCCCGAGATGAAAGAAGCGGAGAAAAAGGCTGCCGAGTTCGACTCAGGCGCCGAGTTCCTAAAATCCGTTTACATTGCACGCACGAGGCGGCAGGTTGATCCGAGGTTGACATATATTGACAAGCACGGTGTGCAGAAAAACATACCTGAACCTGAAGTTGAGTCGAAGACTGCCGGACACATGGAGATTGGCGAGGACAGCCAGGGCGGATTTCTTGTACCTGAAGTATACCGTAGCGATTTGAAACAGATTGCCCTTGAAAATGCAGTCGTCAGGCCTCGTTCTACTATCATCCCCATGACCTCAGATTCGGTGAAAATACCGTACGTTGACGATACCTCCCATGCCTCCACGGTATTCGGCGGGGTGTCGGCGACGTGGACGGCTGAGGCTGCCTCTAAGTCGGCTACAAAGCCTACTTTTGGGCAGATGGAATTGACCCCCCATAAGCTTGCGGGCATTACCTATGCTTCTGATGAGCTTCTTGACGACAGCATGATCGCTCTTGCATCGCTTATAAAGAAGATGTTCGGGGCGGCCTGGGGGTATTTCGAGGACGATGCTTTTCTAGTGGGGACCGGAGCCGGTCAGCCCCTGGGGATTCAGAACTGCGGTTGTACTATCAATAACTACCGCAACACGGTCAACAGGGTTCTGATCGAGGATTTGGCTGAGATGTATATGCGTATGCTTCCCTCGTCTCACGGCTCTGCCTACTGGGTTGTTAATCCTACCATCATCCCCGAGCTTATCGAGCTTGGCAGCGGAAACGCCGCCGACGCCTCCGGTAAAAGGCTCGTGTGGATAGACAGGGTACAGGACGGCCTGGTATGGCGGATTTTCGGACGCCCGGTTCTTATCTCAGAGAAGATGCAGGCTCTGGGCACACAGGGCGATATTGGCTACTACGATTTCCGGTACTACCTTATCGGAGACCGCCAGCCTATCACCATTGATATGTCCAAGCACGTGGCCTTCACCACGGATGAGACCTGCTGGCGATTCGTTCTTCGGGTAGCCGGACAGTGCTGGCCGCAGAGTGCTCTGACAGTAAGACGCGGCGGGACTACACAGTCACCGTTCGTGCAGTTGGCCGCAACTACGAGCTAATAGAGGAGATACAACATGAGTAACGTACATAAATTCACACAGCACTACCGGACGATTGCGGGCGACATGAGTTCTGAGCTTGGGGCGGAGGGTAGCGATTATATCGCTACGCCGACCTATGCGAATATGGCCAACTATGACCTGGTCGTAGGCATTGGCGAGGTGTCAAATGTTGTCTCGGGACAGGTGGTAACCCTTCAGATGTATGAGGCTACGGACTCTACGGGCGGAGGGGCGCAGACCATCTCGGGCGCAAGCGACACCTACACTTCTGCCGCGCAGGCAACCAAAGACCTTCTCATCTCTCAGGTGAGGGGGGAGGATCTGACTGTTGCTTCCGGGTATCAGTACGTGGGAGCGCGACTCACCACGGGTGATGCCGATGGGAGCGAAATTGCCAGCGTATGCCTTCTTGAAGGGCGTGCCAGGTATAAACAGGCCACGCTGCCTGCCTAATCCGGTGGCGTAAACTGAAACCACGGGGCGGGGCCACCTTGTTTTTGCGAAGTGGCCCCCGCCCTTTCTTATGGGGAGGATGTATCTATGAAAATTCTCTGGAATAGCTCTGTGCCCTTCGGTAATTCCGGCTACGGCACTATAAGCCGTGAGATCGTAAGGCGGCTTACAGCAGAGGGCCATAAGGTGGCAATCCCTACGAAACATGCTTTCTGGGGCCGCGTCGAGTGGGAAGGCATAGAGGTGTTTGAGGGCATAAACTCCCGCTATATCGGAAACATCATAAAGCGGGACGGCTACGATTACATCATAAGCATGTGGGATATCTGGCTCATGTCAGAGAAGCGCCATTATCCCCATGATAAATGGATTGCGTACTGTCCCATTGATACCGAGTGGATAGCGAAGCGCTATAGCGACGTGCTTCTCGGCATGGACTCGCAGATGCCCGAAAACAAGGGGCCGGGCGTGGTTATTGCCATGTCAAAACACGGCTCTCGCGAGCTTCAATCCATCGGGCTTGACCCGCTCTATGCTCCTGTGGGCGTACGGACGGATATTTTCAAGCCTGATAAGGAAGCCAGGGCGACGTACCGGAAAAATTTCAAATGGCCCGATGATGTTTTTGTGGTCGGCTCTGTAGGCCTTAACTACAAGGACGACCGCAAGGGCTTCATCGACCTTATGGTGGCGTTCAAAGAACTCACCAAGCGGCACTCGGACGTTAGGCTGTACCTGCATACGCACGCTGAGGGAGCGAGGGAAAACACGCTCAACTATACCGTGGTGCTGAATAATCTCGAATTATATAATTACGTGCTTTTCGGCCCCCAGGAGGCGATAGACCAGGGGACGATAGGCCAAGAGCAATTATCTAAACTATATAACACTTTCGACGTCTTCTGCCTTCCTACCAAGGGCGAAGGTTTCGGGCTTCCCATTGTCGAGGCCGCCTCGTGCGGCATCCCCGTTGCGACCACCGCCACCACGACAGGACCGGAGTTCCATAAGGCCGGCGTTGTGACGTGGCTCATCGACATAGACTGGTTGACCAACGGCTCCTGGATGCCGACCAATACGTGGCGCTACGAACCTAATGCGAGCCAAATCCTGAAACAGCTTGAGGCGGCATACAACTTCTGGAAGTTCGGCGATTATACAAGCCTGAAACATGACGTGCGAAAAGCAGCGCTTCAGTATGACTGGAATAAGGTATGGCCGAAGCACTGGCAACCGATACTGAAGACGCTTGAACAAAACAAGGGGAAAAACAAGTGATTAAAGATAAAACGAATGGATTCAATTCGTTCGGTGAATTTCTGGTGAAAGTGAGAAAAGCCTGTGACGGAGAAGGACTCCCCGATAGCCGCCTCATGAAAACTGCGGGGCACATGGAAATCGGAGAAGACTCCCAGGGCGGCTTTCTCGTGCCAGAGAAATATGCCGATGATATATTCAATGCGGCGTTAAAGGATGCCTTGGTGCGTCCCAGGGCGACGGTGCTGCCCATGAGTTCCGACTCCCTCAAGGTGCGGGTACTCAAAGACAGTGACAGGAGTTCCGGCATATTCGGCGGCATTACATTCAAATGGGTGTCTGAGGGCACTGATAAATCATCCGCATCCTATATCAGTAAGCCTGCGCTCGCGCAGCTTGAACTGACGGCGCATAAACTCGTAGGCGGCATGTTCGCCTCGAATGAGCTTGAGGACGATTACGGCAAATTCGGCTCTTTCATGACGCAGGCGTTCGGGCAGGCGGTGCGGTTTGTCGAGGATGACTACTTCATTAACGGCACGGGTGCTGGCCAGCCTTTGGGTATTATCAATTCGGGCATGCTGATATCGCCTTACCGCAATACGGCAAGCTCTATACAGTGGGAAGACATAGGTAATATGGTACGGCGCCTTCTTCCTGACTCGTGGAAGCGGGCGGTCTGGCTTATAAACCAGGACGCATTAGATTCCATCCTCGATCTTGAGATGGGGGCGACCGACTATCTCTACGCCATAAATATTAATGAGCGGAAGCTTGCGGGCTTCCCGTTCGAGGTCACAGAAAAATGCCCGGCCTTCGGTTCCAAGGGCGACATCATTCTTGCCGATTTCGGGGCGGGCCATTACCTAATAGGTGACCGCTCTATCGAAATCAAAGGCTCGCGCCATGTCAAGGATTCGAATGACTATGGATTTCTGACCGATGAGACATTCTGGCGCATAGTACTCCGTATTGACGGACAGCCTCTCCTCAGTGCGCCTATCACCCCATACAGGGGGGCACAGACGGTAAGCCCGTTTGTGGCGCTTGAAGCAACGACAAGCTAATTTAACGTCAGCGGGGGGTGGGGTGATCCTCCCTAGCCCTGCTCCCTTGCTGATTTTCTGCCATTATACCATGAGTAAACGAAATTTAGCGTATTTATTGATACTGCTACTGCTTTTAACGCTCTGGGGGCTGCTGACCCGGTGTGCTCATATCGACACGTCGCATAAAAGCCCCATGTTTCCGCAATGGAGGGAATGGGAGAGGCGCCAGACACTGCCGTACGCCAATCCACCGATTCGCATAGAGTTCAAGCCCCATTACTACAGTGACGGCGAGTTTATCGCCCATATCAGGCGCGAATACGGTAAATTTCATCTCCGGTTCATTGAGCGGGAGATGTTGGCCAATCACAGCGAGGTCTATTTTGCCGTCATATACCTTGACAGGGAGAAGACATGATCACGGTCGAATTTCTCAGGGATTATAAATGCTGCTGGAAGGCGGGGGACACGAGAGAGGTGACAGACTACTTCGGCGATGTGCTCATCGAAGCGGGAGTGGCAAAGAGAGTAGATGCGCCCACTAAGAACAAAATGGTGCAAGACCCTATGCGGAACAAGGGGGCGGGCTGAATCGTGGCAAATTCGGCGTCTCACAAAAAAAATAACTATAAAAAATTCGAGATAATGGGAGGCCGCAATGCGAAAACGCAATCCTAAACAATGGGAGCGTTGGTGGTGGCATTCGATTAACAATCTCTGCAAGCGTTGTGCGAAGACTTGCAAGCAATCCAGTAAGGTTGTCATTCTCAACTGCCCTTCCTTTAAAAAATCATGACACCCTGGGCAAAAATACAACCATTCATGGATACATACTTAATTTTGACGGGGACAGACCATCTGCCCCGTGACACGATTACCGTTTCGTCATTGGACGAGGCGTTTGAAGCAATCAAAAAATTTTTTGATACACAACTAGATTGCGATCTAGGAGGAAAATCACATGAAACATCTTGACAAGAAGCCGGAGCCTGCGGGTGACGGTATCAAGATACACGGATTCTACAGATTGCGGCTCACAGAAGGTGACGGCGATGTTCCTGATAAAATTGTCGGCGATAGCGGATGGTGCCAGAATACCATCACGAACGAAGGGTTTGACGACTTCTTGTGTCGGCTTCTTGCTGCGCAGGCAAGCTCCAAGCAGGTAAACTATATAGCAATCGGAACGGGGACAGCGCCTAATGTGACCCATTCAACACTTGACGGCGAAATTATGGCATCCACTCAACGCAAGACGGTGACCGTATCCGTCAGTGGATCGAAGACAGTACGCTTTACGGCTACGTTCTATAGTTCCGACAACTTTTTGACCGGGGCGTCGAACCTGCGGAATATCGGCCTTTTCGAGTCGAACGCTACAGACGATATTCTGTTCGCCGGAAGTACCTATGCATCGAGTTCATGTAATACTAATCAGAACGTCGAAATTGGCGCAGGTATGGGGCAACTCATACCCGGAAACCTGTCAAAGTCGGGGAAGCCTTCTTTTTACTTTGTTGTAAAAAATGGTAATCCCGAGCCAAGCCTCAATTCCGAGGAAGGTGTAGAGACTGGATGGCAGGCATCCCTCGTGGATGAAGGGACAGTCCAGACCACAAACGCTATTAACTGATAGCGGCGGCGAAAGCCGTAGAGGGTACGGAATGTAACGTATGATATACAGTTCTCGTAATTTGTAGTCGAGTGAAAATCAGAAGGGCAGAAATAATCAGCAAACAGGAAATCCTGGATGCTTATATAAATGACGAAAAAGCAACATTCCCAAACGAATTATTGCCGAAAAAAATGGCAATTCTTTTTTGAGGTATACCAAGAATTAAGAGGGGAGGTCTATGGATACTATAGAGCTTTTAAAGGCACAATCCGGTATCAATCTTGATATCGGTTGTGGCGAAAACAAACAAAAGCATTTCGTCGGACTTGATAAGCGAAAGCTGCCGGGGGTGGATATAGTGCATGATCTTGAAGTATTTCCGTATCCGCTCCCGGATGACTGTTGCCACACCATCATCGGCTCACATATTGTGGAGCACATAAAGCCGTGGCTTATGATTGATTTCATGAATGAGTTATGGCGCCTGTGCAAGCCGGGAGGACAACTGGCACTGGCCCATCCCTACGGCGTGAATCCGCTGTTTGTGCAAGACCCCACTCACTGTAATCCGTGCTCAGAGGCAACGTGGCAATACTACGACCCGCGCTATCCGCTCTACTTGATTTACAAGCCTAGGCCGTGGCTTATCAAGAAAGGATTTCCGCAGTGGCAGAGGACGGGAAACATGGAAGTGGCGTTTCGCAAGGTGACAGAGGCAGAGGCGGCAAAAGTCGAGAAGTACTATGGGCAATCTTGATATAGACATCCGCGATAAAGTGGAGACGAAAGAAGACCTCGGGGATGTACCGATAGTCGATTCCGTGGCCCTTGTAAGCAATGGAAAGGCGGTGTCTGTGATACGGCTTAAAACGCCCGTGAGGCTGACAGAGATTGCGAATGTGGATGTGAGGGTTAAAGGGTGAGCGCCCTTCCCGATTTTATGATAATCGGGGCTTCCCGGTGCGGTACGACTTCGCTCCATATGATGCTTGGTGAGCATCCGGTAACGATACCGCCGGCAGTGGGGAAAGAGCTTAATTTTTTCGACCTGCAATACGATGACTGCCCTATCGACTGGTATGTCAAGTGCTGGCCCGTCTGCGATACGCCGGGGATGCTGCGGTACGAGTCCTCAACCGACTATCTTTTTGACCCAGTCGTGCCCGCACGTGTCCACTTCTGGATGCCGGATTGCAAATTTATCGTGATGCTCCGAAATCCCGTCGAGCGGGCATGGAGTGAGTACTATAACTACTGGATTCAGCATTTCAAGGTGGGGATCAGCGAATTTAAGCGGCTCCTGAGCGATGTGACATACGATACACCGGAGAAGCCGCTCAGCCCGTACACGGCGGAGTCGAAGTACCGCATAGTACAGAAAGGGATATACGTCAAGTCGCTGAAGAGATGGTTCGAACTGTTTCCAAATAGGAAACAATTCCTGATTATAAAGGCTGAAAGATTTTTCACCGACTGCATGGGGGTTCTGGACGATATCTCGGATTTTTTGAGCA